ATCGTTATTAAATTGGAATGCCCATTCAACTTGTTCAAACTCTGGATTGTTTGTTGTTACCTTTACTTTTGGTTTAAACAAATTTAATATTGCTTTTATCATAGTTTTATAGTTTAAAAATCGAATGGACTCAGTCCGCCAATAACTGGTCTTTGTGCGCTTGTAAATGTAGGCGTTTGAATTGTTGTGAATGTCGGATTTGGTGTTGTGGTAAATGTTACCACTTCTTTTTTGTTCTCTGCTCTCAGCTTCTTAGCCATTGTTTCATACCATTTAGCTTTGGCCAAATCTTTTTCGACTGGTTGGTCTGGTTTGTCTCCAAGTCTCATTCTGTATTTAAAGGCGTTCATTTCGCAAAAGGCAATGTATTTCTCAACGCCCCAGATGTCAAGCATCATTTCAAATACTTGCTTATCGCCTTTTTTATAATAGTCTGGATTAATATCGCTCATGCTCTAAATAGTTTGTTATAACTAAACTCAAATGTAATTCCCCAAACAATGCAAAAGATACAAGCGTCCAGAATGCCGTACGTTGGAACGTACATCACAACGGCTAAAGATATAAAGCCAAGCATTAATCCTTTAGCCAAATGCCAACCATCTGTCAAAGCCGAAAGCATAGTGCTTGACAAAAAGAAACTTTCGCCGTTGCGAATGTCTCCATTTTTCCATTTGTTGCGCCAACTGATTCGCCAATCCCAGAATTGTTGGTTTTTAAAGTTTCTAAATATGGAAACATCGTATCTGGTTGACAAGGTGTCCATTAAAGCGTTGCACATTGATGCTAAAATAATAAAAATTATACTCATAGTCCTAAATTTTGGTTAATTATTTTGCTATTTAAAATTTTAAATGGAGTCTCTTTGCCTTTGCCAAATAACTCTCGTTTGATTCGCCTATCGTATTGCTGCCAGTCATCGTGAGTGGCCATAATTTTGATATGTTTAATCACATGACCCATTTGACAAATCAATTCGTAGTATTTAGGATTCGCCATTTTCTTTGTTTACTCTATAAACTAAATATTCAGACTGAGTCAATTTGCGCCCCTCTACGCTAATAACTCGCACCGCACCACTACTTGGCTCACTTCGCCATAGTTCGTCAAACTCGGCAAGCAATTCACGTGTTCTCGACCATTCTTTCGGCTCTGGTGCTTTCTTATATTCTTTTTTGTCCATTATTTTTGTAGTTATTGCCTTAACTTGCTCAATTATTTCGTCCGATGGCTTGTTTTCCAGATAGCTTTGCTCCCACTTCTTATATTTTTCTTGAATAGCCTCTGACTCAACTTGCTCCTTTGCCTTTTTTAAATCGTTTTCAAATCTATGCAAAATTTTAAAAATAGTCGTAATGTCAAATGAATGAAACAACTCAATTTCTGGGTATTTTCCCATTTTAAAGTTGTTAAACGCCATGATGATGTGTTGCACAGACCAATAGTAATATTCAGAATAAATCATTTGCGCCGCTTCAGCAATTTGGCTTTCGCTCATGTTCTTAGAAACATTCAAAGAAACGATTAAACCATCGATTGTGCGTTCAATTACCTTTGAGACAAAGCCATCGCCCTGCTCTTTTCTAATCGATGCCAATGGAGTCGGACTGCTCGTTATTAATTCTTTTATCGTTCCCGAATACAACTTCGGCAATGTACTGGTCGGCTTGTCTAATGCGTTGCTCGACTGCATTTCTGTTCTTTTCAAATTCTGATTTTCCATTTTTTATAGTTTGATTGTCCCTTTTTTCCCAATTTTTTATGGCAGCCGCCCAGTTTAGATATTTAACTCCTTTGGACTGCGAATATAGTAAAGCGCTTTCATAATACTTAGCAAGTTTTTCACGTTCCCAATCTGGGAACGCCTCTTTAAATATTTTTTTTTCAAAATAAATAGAGTTTTCAAATGAATGTTTTTTAGTGGGCGTCAATTCGTTAGAATTGGAACTCTTCTTTTCATTATTATCATTATTAATATTCTTATCATTATTGTTTGTATCCCTATCACGTAGTCGATTGCGTTTCCCTTGCGTATGCTCTTGCGTAGTCTCTTGCGTTTCGTCACTACCTTGGTAACACTCATATTTTGTAATGTTTATAAGGGTTGTGCTTTGTTTCCCTTTTCCAATAATCTCTTTGGTAATCATGCCATCCTTTTCAAGCATAGAAAAAAACAAAGAAACTGATTTTGTATTGCTATTAAACAAGTCAGACCATGTGCGCAAACTCCTTGCGGATTGGCCTCTTTTGACTTCATAAAGGGAAAAACCCAGATTGATTTTGTTTGGCTTATGGTTAACCTCTAAAAGCATAATTAACCACCACTGGAACTTAATAGGGTCTGACCATATCCAATGCTCCTTTAATTTTCTGTGAACTTTAATCCAACCTATACTCATATAAAAAAAAACGCCCATCGGATTTTAGCGGAAATCTTCTGGGCGATTAATTAAAATAATCAAATTTTTATATCCCGCTAAAAATATAAAAATTCACAACTCAAATATCGATATTTAATCCAACAAAACGAAATTAATGCCAGATATTTTTAAAACTTTTATTTTGCCAGTCTTAGCCATATGATATGTCCACTGGGTTGTTTTGCTATTCTTTTTAGCATACTCGCTAAAGCTAATCAATTTGGAAATGTCTATTTTCATGCTCAAATATATTATAAATTTTACAAATTACAAATAACAAGGTTTCTGGCCTCGTATTTTTTTAAATAAACTGATTGGTCAATGTCATCGTGTTTAACTGAGACAAGCGCCTTGTTGCCCATGCCATAATAGTATGCAGCTAAACGAATAACAAACGACCTTTGCACATTAAATTTGGCCGCAGTTATTTTGACGCTATTATTCTCAGCAATCAAAGACTCTATTATTTTAGCGTTGCGCTCCATATTGCTTAACATAAAAGGATGTTTGGTCTGCGATTACTTTAATTGCGTCAATGCGGTCATATAATGACTCCAAATACTTATTGAGTTCGTCAATGTCTTCGGTTATTTTGTAGCCGTTAGACGATGCAATAATGTTCGGAGCAGTTGTGCGTCTCAAATAGTTCATTATCACTCGGATTCTGGAGTCGGCCAAATCAAACTCGGTGTCATTACCAGAGCGCTCAAAGATTAGTTTCCTCAATTGCTTGTTAGTGTAAAATTTATTAGTTTTTCTTAATACTGCCTCAATGAATTTAGCGCATCGCTTCTCATTGTCTGTGATTTGATAGGTTAACTCCTCAAATAATGCTATCATAAATTTAGTTCTAAGTTTTCGTTTGGTTCTGGGATGTAAACGTTTAAAAATTCGGTTGCCCATTGCTGCACCTCTGCAATGAAATCCATAAATTGACTTGTCGATAGTTCACTGGTGCTTTTGATTCTCTCTATAAACTCGCCATCTGTGTTTGATTCGTTAGTCTTTAGGAATCTAAACTTCAACAAATCGTGAACTTGCTCATTGTTTCGATAGTTTTCAAAGCCTGCGTCAATCAATCCCGCCTTAACTATCGGTAAAACAACGCCATGATAATAAGCATTCTGGTTGTTTGAACGTTTCTTTGTGTTTTTATCTAAGATAATAGAAACTTCTTTGCCGTTTAATGACTCAATGTGAGCGTCAAACATGCTTTTGTTTAAAATTCTCAGACGGCCGTCTTCAATTTTACCAATGTATTTAGCTTTCATATAAATAAACTTAAAATAATGCCTGCAATCATTGGTAAAATAATAAACACAAAAGCTAAAACCGAAATAAACCACAATAATTCGGCAAAAAATTCTATTGATTTTTTCATAACAATTCTTTTAAATCTATTTTTAAAGCCTCCGCAATTTTAACCAGTGTGCCGAGAGTCATGTTTTTACCTTGCTCAACTCTCTGGTATGTGCTGCGATTTAATTTGTTCTCGAAAGCGAATTGCTCGGCTGAATTATAGCCGAGTTCAATTCGTTTGTTTCGAATTTTAATATTAATTTTATTTAAGTCCATCCGCTAATAAATTAATCATTTCTAATTGATTAGCTATTTGCTTTTTTTGATTCTCAATTAATCTATCCCTAATTTGCTCAGACTCTTTGTACTTTACAACCAGTCTTCTGTAGTCTTCAATTGTGTCTTTTAGTAATTCAATTAACTTGTCTTTATTGTCCATGATTTTTAGTTTATTTTACCAATTGTTTTAGTTACTTGTTCGTGATAGTTTGCCAAATATTCTCTGCACTGGATGACTTTAGCATAAATCTGCTCAATGATTTCGTCTGAGTGGTCAATCGTGTATGCGAGCCAACGTTGGTTTGCAGGTAAATGGTCATAACTTACGGCCTTGCCATAGTTAACATCCTCTGGCGTGTTCATAAGCGCATAGAATAAAATAAATTGCTTGCGCCCAGTGATTTGTAAATAGCCTCGACCCTGCCAAACATAATCTTCATTTATTCCAGATACATTGTCTAAAAATGTTTTGCGGTTAAATGGACACTTTATGTCCACGCAAATGTCTTCTGTCGGCAAAACGTCTGGCTCTCCGATAATATAATCGTTCGAAAATATATCGATGTTTTTTTCAGCAAAAGGAAAGCCAAGTTGCTCGGCCATAAACTGGATGGCTTCGGCCTCAACGGCCTTGCCTTTCTCAGTGTATTTAGAATGTATTTCCTCATGGTCATCCGCATACCATTCATGCAAATATGTTTTGCATGTCGCAGACAACTCGCCCTCTTTTTTTGCTTTGCCCATGATTTTGGAAATCTGTGAGCATCTTATTTTAAATGGCCTCATATAGCTTCGTCCATTAACATTTCTCTTTGCTCTTCAGTGATGTCGCATTTAGCCTCAACGTCTAAAATTGTGATTTCATTTTTAGATAATTTTTCGATAATCTGTTTCCATGCCGCCGAACCTTTAACCAATGCAATTTTTTTAGGCTTTGTTTCTGGCGCTTTGCCATGTGTGTTTGTTGCGTCACTATCTTTTGTATCGTCCAGAGCAAACATTCCAGAAAGCGCATATTTTCGAGCGTAACTCGATGACGAACCAAATGACTGCGCAATGTCCATGCCTTTGCGGTTTGGGTCAATGCCTGCGCAACCAGTTGTTGTTACAACAATACCAGTTGGCAAAGTAAGTTGGACAATTGACTCGCAATAAATTAATCCGCCCGCCTCTTTGATTTGGTCTGAAATAGTTAACATGCAACCATATTTTAAAAGATAAGGTTTTAGCGCTTCAAGTATATCCTCGCAATTGCGATACTTGTATTTGCCAAAGGCATTAAACTGATTTTTCGGTGCTTTTAATTCCGATTGAATTTTGATAAGTTCTGACATTTTTTTTAGTTTTTAAGTGATTTGTAAATTTAAACATTTAAAGTATTTAATCAAATTTTTTAGCGAATATTTTTAAACAATTCGTAATTGTCTCGCAGTTCTAATTTGATGACTTTTTTCTCAGTCATTTCCAGTTGCGCCCGAATGTGTTTGCCCCAACGTTCTAAACTGATATTTGCATCCTCTGGCTTTGTGCCAGTTGTAGATTGAACGAAAACAACTTCTGTCTTTGGACATCCATCGTCTTCTTGTCTGTGTGGATAGGTATGGATTAACTTCATGATTTGATTATTTGATTAACTAAAGATTGATTAACTAATGAGCCACATTTTTCAATTAGATGCAATTTATCCGCATCGCTTTTATAATGAATTGGCAGTTTGATAATGCCATGACATGCGAGCAGAATCATTGCTTGGTCTGCTGAGTCTGGATAATAAAGCGGAGCATAACAATTCGGCATTGTGAATGTCTCCCAGTTCAATTTAATTTCAAACTCATCTTTGATAAAATGCGCCATAAATGGCTCTTCGATTCGTTCTATTAATACAAAACCTTGTTTGCTTAATACTTGCGCAAATGCGTCAATGTTTGTTGCTATCATTTTATGCGTGTGATTTTAAAGTGTTTGCCATTATCATAATAAACCTCAAATTCAAAGTCTCTGTTTCTTGTTTTTCTGTAATAAGATACCAGAGAGCGTTGGTTTTTTATTTCAATTTCACTTACCGAATAGTTTTCGCCAAGTTTCATTTTGCCAATGATTGTCTGGTTGTAACTTCTCGAAATGTCGCCCGCTTTTTTTCTTGCATGCTCTCTGACATATTTCATGGCCTCTCTGAGTTCAATAAAATTGCATTCGACTGCATGTTCTTTGCCGTCAAAGGCGTAAACCAGAACTTCGTTTCCGAATTGCTTAATCATGTAATCGACTCCATTTTCTTTGGCCTCTATTTTGCCTTTTAGTCTAAAGTTTACCACTTTTTTCCTTAATTAAATTGTAAAATAAATCGTATTTGTTTTCGTCAATGAATTGGCCAAATGGAATGAATGTCGCATTCTCGCCCTCGCCATCTGTCATGACTAAATATTTGCCATTTTTTGTGTTGGTGTTAACCTCTTCAATGCTATAAAATTCTGCCAAATATTTATCCAATTCATTTTCTGTGATTAACAGATAGCTTTCAACTTCGTTTTCGTCTGTGGTGTAATAACCATTAACAATGTAATTTGAGCCGTCAGTAGTAATGTAAACAATTTCACACTCTGAATTCACTGGCAAACTCGCCAGTGTCCTCGTTTGTTTAGTTGCGCCCATTACGATAAGAAATAAAATAAAGAGCCAATAAATAATCCGAAAAAAAGAATCAAAACTCCGAAACCTAATAAGGCCTCGTCAATTTCCTCAATCGATAAATTTGTGTTTTTTGTTTTTAGCTTGTTCATAATTTTGTTTTTAAATTTATTGCAGTAATGGATGCTGCGCCCCTTTTGGTTTTAGTTTAATACTATGTAAATAAAAGATGCTTTTTCTATCTCAGAAATTTTTTCGCCCTTAATCCAATCGTAAGGTCTGCAATTAGGGTCTTTAATGTACTCAGAAACTAAGTCTGTTACTAATTTAGTAGAAGAAACAAGTAATAATTCATTTACATTCCAAATTTTGTTTAAGATGTGAGTTTTCATAATTTTGGTATCGATTGGTTTGATTCGATATTCAAATATCGTTTTAACTATTTAAAAAACAAAACTTTTTTTATTTTTTTTTAATCTTTTTTTCACAATCTGCGATTTTAACTATTTAAAGCCACTTTTTAGGGCAAAAAAAAAGCCACACATTTCTGCGTGGCCTCTCCAAACTATGAACCTAAACTAAAAAACCCTTATTTTGGACATTACAAATAAAACTATTGCGATTAATATAATTAAACCGAATAACCAGAGAGACCATGTCGCACTCTCTTTAACCACTTCCTTTGACTTCTGCTCGACTTTCTTTTGCTCAACTGCTACTTGTTTTGTTTTAACCTCTTCGTGTCTCACAACCGCTAATTTTCGCTTTTGAATTATTTGTCTGGTTAACTTCTTTGGCGCTGACTGAATTTGCCCCAACGTATCGATGTGAACTTCATAGTCAATAGTCTCCAATATAACGACAACAGACGAGTCGTTGACAACCTCTGAGACCTTTGTTTGCGTCTCAATCTTAACTTCGCTCTTTGTCTCGGTCTCAACGCTTGTCAATTGTTTCTTGACTCCGCAACTTGCTAAAATTATTGCTAAAAATATTATTGTTATTCTCATTTTTTTTATTTTTAACAATCCTCATCTTCAAAGTTTAACCATTTTAATCTTTGGTCGATTAACTTTATTAACTCGGTTTGCCATTCAACCTTTTTGTTTGGGAAATATAGCAATGTGTTCTCTTCAACCTCCCAAAGAAACTCTTTTAAGAAATATAATTCCTTATAAATGTCCTCATCTGCCATGTCTTCAATTTCCTCTTCAATCGGATTCTCTGGTTTCTCTGGTTTCTTGCTCATTCTGCAAATATCGGAATTTTAACTGAAATTCCTCTCTTTTCGTCTAACAATGTAAACGCTTGCGCAGGCTTTTCGGGTTTGAATCCCGCCTTGTGTCCATAAGGAGACAAGCCAATTAATGACCCATTGACGCAGCAGCTTGTTGTTGGATAAAATAATTGATGGAAATGGCCTAAACAAGTGAAATCCGCTTTTCTTTGCTCATCTTTTCTTAACAAATATTTAATCAAAGGAATCGTTAACCCGCCAATGCCGCCCCCATATTTGACCGCTTCGCCATGAAAAAATCTAATTGTTTTGCCCAGAACTTTGACATAGCAATCGTCCGACTCTGGCATGTGAAATGTCATTCGCTTTTCGTTTCTAAACAAATCCTTTAAATCCGAATACATCATAAACTCGTAATTGGTTGCCGAAC